CTCAAAAGCTTCTATAATAACCAAAAAAGTTTCCATAGTTTCAGAGGCAGACCATTTACTACAATCGCCATTAACATAAAATATTTTATTATTCATTTCAATTGCATGTTTTGTCACTCTATCCATCATTCTCTGAATTGTCAGCATTTTTTTGTCTCCAGGTGTCGAAATCATTTCTGTGTGTGATTCTTTGCATATTTTCTTAAAAAAATTCTCAACACATCTGGCCATCATTTTTGCACCCATGTTCATCACATAGAATTCTCTCTTGCTTCCATATTGAGCTTTGATACAAATGTCAGCGATAACTTTCCCTGATTCAGTTATATACTCAATCGCATATTCGTGAACATAATTATATTTATATTTATCTATATATTTTATAACCATATCATGAACTTTGCATCTTAATTTAACCCCAGTGTATTTCATTTGTTTACTCCTATTTTTAATGAAATCTTTCACATATTTTTTGTATTCTTTTTCAGATTCATCAATTTTTTTCCTTCTCATTTTTAGATTCAGTATAGATTCCAATTTAGAAATAATCTCCTGTGTGCCATAATCAAAATATTCCTTCAGATTGTTTAAACGAGTTGGATTCAAATCTTTCAAGAATTTAAATTGTCTATTAGTATCATCTATAACTGCTTTTGTGCTATTCACTTCATTAATTCTTTCTGTTAAACACACCTTTATTGCAGAGAATATATTTGGTCTTCTATGCTCTAAATAATCACAAGCTGCGGTGTGTATATAATCTGTTGAAAAACCGATTGTTCTTTCTTTTTTTAACCACTCTATGTAGTTATCATTTTCAACTAAACCATTCTTATCTTGTTCATTCATGGAATCAAATATACCCTGATATTTTTGAATAACTTTTATAGCTTCAACCATTTGATGGAATTGCACTGACGGTTCCTTTGGAGTGTGAACATAAAGAAAGATTTCATCTAAAAGTTCATCCAAGGTATGAATTCTTCTAGAAGTCCAAATGCCTCTGACATTTAATAATCCTCCAACTGTTGCATCAACTCTCCTATTTCTATCATCAATCACCGGTTTATATAATTTTATAGATTTATTATTTAAAATTTCATCTCTGAAATTCGGCATTCTGGTCAATATTTTTTTGCATAACCATGCTTCAAAATTATTCTTATAAGGTGGTGAAAATTTCTCCTTGACCAATTCTTCAAAATTCGTGTGAGTTGCAAAACTGGACATAATTGCAAATCTAGAATCCATTAATTTTTCCATTGATTTTTGACCAGATAATAAACAAACTAGGGTTCTCAAGGCAAATATACCTTTTATATCCTCTTCAGCTGGGTTTATTTTTTTTATTTTATTATAACTGCACAATGATGTGGCTAAAACACTATAATATTGATCCTTAAAAAACTCCTGTCTATGTGAAGGCAGTCTAAACCACTTTGTTCTATAAAAATAGACACCATCAGAAACTTCTTCTATGTGTAATTCACCATAAATCCCCAAATTTAAAAAATTTAAATCCTTTGTGAAACCACAGCAAAAGAAAGGACATCCTATATTTTGATTTTGAATTCTGGCAGTATTTCTCATACATATCAAAAAGTTTGGAATACCGGTATTAAAAAAGGAAAAACAATTGTTTTTCAAAGATAAATTTCCGTAATGAATCATTTCCTCAAATGCAATCGATGTGTGTTTAAGATATGTATGGTAATAGTGTTTTTCAACATTCTTGATATCCATTAAAGCTTCCACTGCAAAATCATTTGTTATTGTTGTTATTGAATCTAGGTCAAAAGGATTCACTTCAAAAAAAGATTCATCAATAGAACTTCTTTCGTCTTTTTGAATTAACAAACTTAAAAATTTTTCAATTGAATCATATCCGTCATCAATATCCACTGTTGTTTTTTCCTTA